GCATCTACGTTGGTTCTGGCGTTCCTACGGTGTCTGCTGCCCAAGGTTCGCTGTATATCCGCACGGACGGTTCTTCGACCTCCACTCGTTTGTATGTGAACACAAACGGCACTACCGGTTGGACGAACGTTACTACCGCCACCTGATAGGAGAGCATCGCCATGATGCAAACCGATGTAAAGTCCGCGCACCGAGAAGATACCGGCACTATGGTGACCGGTCGCGCTCGGCTGAAAGGATATCAATGCCTTTCTGGCGGCACTTCTGGCGACATTATCTTTACCGATGGTGGAGCTTCCGGTGTCGAGCGACTTCGCTTCAACTGCCCTTCTAGCGCCATCGTGCCGTTTGCAAACCTTATCCCCGGAGAGGGGATTTTGTTTGAAACCGGCATTTATGTGACGGTGCCTAGCGGCGGAATCGTGACCATCTTTTATGGCTAAGAGTCAAGCATGGCAACGGTCAGAGGGGAAGAATCCCGAAGGCGGCTTGAACGCCAAAGGGCGCGCCTCCTACAACCGTGCCAATCCGGGCAAGCCGGGCCTGAAGGCTCCACAGCCGGAGGGCGGGCCGCGCCGAGACTCTTTCTGTGCCCGTATGAAAGGCATGAAGAAGAAGCTTACAAGCGCAAAGACCGCGAACGATCCAGATTCGAGGATTAACAAGAGTTTGCGAGCATGGAACTGCTGATATGGAACGTCATCCTCTCCTTCCTGTCGGCGATCATTCTCTGGGTGATCAAGTCGCATGCGGACGAGGTGAAGCGCATTCAGATTCTTCTCAACCGTACGCGGGAGGAGATCGCCAAGGAGTACGTCACGAAGTCGGACGTACACGACGATATGAACCGGGTGATTGCTCGGTTGGATCGTCTTGAGGGTAAGTTGGATGCTTACATGAAGGAGCAACGAAGTGCCCTCAGTTAGCGGAAAACAGCACAGGTTCATGGCGGCGGTGGCTAACAACCCCAAGTTCGCCAAGAAAGCAGGCGTCCCACAGTCCGTGGGAGAAGAGTTTGTTCAGGCCGATAAGGGCCGTAAATTTTCCAACAAGGAGTCCGAAATGAAGGCAAAGAAGATGGCTATGGGCGGTGGCGTCATGCAAAAGAAGGGCATGACGACTGCCAAGATGGGCGCTGTTAAGACCGCTGCTCCGAGCCGCGATGGCGTTGCCATCAAGGGCAAGACCAAGGGCACGATGATCAAGATGGCCGGTGGCGGCAAGATGGGGAAGTGCTGACATGATGCCCAGTCGCGGTATGGGGGCCATCATGCCCTCGAAGATGCCCAGCGGTAAGCGCAAGGCTCGCCGCGACGACACTGACTTTGAGCAGTACGCTGAAGGCGGGGAGGTGGGTCTGTATGCCAATATCCATGCAAAGCGCAAAAGAATCGCTAAAGGCTCTGGCGAGCGCATGCGTAAGCCGGGTCAAGCTGGTGCTCCAACGGCTGAAGCCTTCAAGCAGTCAGCAAAAACAGCCAAGCGATAAACCATGACCACAACCGGCACCACCGCTTTCGATCTTGACTTCACGGATCTAGCCGAGGAAGCGTTCGAGCGTGCTGGCCGAGAAATGCGTTCCGGTTACGACTTGCGCACTGCACGTCGTTCCATGAACTTGATGACTATCGAGTGGCAGAACCGGGGCATTAACATGTGGACGATTGAGGAGGGGAGCTTCACGCTGACCCCCGGCCTCAACACGTACGCACTGCCGACTGACACCATCGACCTGATGGAGCATGTCATCCGCACGGGGGCCAACTCCTCGTCCACTCAGGCGGATCTGACCATCACCCGTATTAGCGTTTCTACGTACGCTACGATACCTAACAAGCTACAGCAAGCGCGTCCTATACAAGTCTGGGTGCAACGCATGAGCGGGCAAGTAAGCCCGGCCAACGCGACATTGGTGGGTACCATCAATAGCTCCACCACGACGATCACGCTCAGCGACACCACGAGCCTTCCGGCTGCTGGCTTTATCCGGCTTGACAGCGAAGATATCTACTACGGGTACATCAACAGCGACAACACGCTGGGCGGTGTGTTCCGTGCACAGAACGGCACGACTGCCGCTTCGCATACCAACGGCACTACGGTCTTTAACCCCAACCTGCCTGCCGTCACTGTCTGGCCGACACCTGATAACAGCACCTCGTACACGTTTGTGTACTGGCGACTGCGCCGTATTCAAGACGCTGGGTCTGGGGTAGCCACGGCGGACATGAACTTCCGTTTCCTGCCTTGTGTGGTTGCGGGGCTGGCGTACTACATTGCCATGAAGCAGCCCGACTTGGCCGACCGGCTCCCGATGCTCAAGCAGGCATACGACGAACAGTTTGATTTGGCCGCAGGCGAAGACCGCGAGAAAGCCGCAGTGCGGTTTGTGCCCCGGCAGATGTTTATTGGCGGGGGGTATACCTAATGGGTAATCGCTTCGCCTCTGGCAAGTTCAGCATCGCCATGTGCGACCGCTGTGGGCAGCAGTTCAAGCTGAAGACGCTGCGCAAAGAGGTCATTAAGACCAAGATCTTCAACTTGTTGGTTTGCCAAGAATGTTGGGATCCAGACCATCCGCAGTTGCAGCTTGGTATGTATCCGGTTGACGACCCGCAAGCCGTGCGCAACCCGCGCAAGGACAGCACGTATGTAACTGCGGGGGTGAACGGACTGCAACTCGATCCGGACAATCCGTACGGTGGTGTACCCACTGGCGGCTCTCGGGACATCCAATGGGGGTGGAACCCCGTTGGGGGGGCTAGAGGAACTGATGCAGGGTTGACGCCAAACTACTTGGTGGCAATTGCCTCTGTTGGTACAGTAACCATCCAAACGACGTAAGGAGTCGATATGGACAAGAAAGATCTCGCGCAAGACAAGAAGATGATTGCTGGGGCCGTGCACAAGCACGAAAAAGCAAAACATCCCGGTCAACCCATGACTAAGCTTGCCAAAGGCGGTAAGACCAATGCACAGATGAAGGCGCTGGGCCGCAATCTTGCCAAGGTTGCCAACCAGAAGAAGTCTTCGTTCACCTACAAGAAGGGTGGCTAAGATGGCTAAGTTCAGCAAGAAGATGGGCGGCAAAGAAGTTGGCGACGCTAAGGTCTATGCCGAGCCGCACACGATGAAGGGCGGCAAAGTTGCTCTTGGCAACGGCGCTACTGCGGAGCCGACCGTAGCAAACCGCATAAACATGTCGGTGGGCAACATTACCCGAGACGGCTACGACCCGGCACCCAAGACTTCCGGCATCAAGATTCGTGGTACCGGCTGTGCTACCAAGGGAACGATGGCTCGTGGCCCAATGGCGTGAGGCATAGATGAACTACACCGAGTTGAAGGCGAACATCGCAGACATCTGCGAGAACACCTTTACGAATGATCAGTATGCTTTGTTCACGAAGCAGGCTGAGCAACGTATCTACAACACGGTGCAACTTGCCAACTTGCGTAAGAACGTTACTGGTACGCTGACTCTTGGTAACAAGTACCTTCAGTGCCCTGCTGACTTCCTGTCGGTGTACTCCTTGGCGGTAGTAAAGCCAGACGGAGACTACGTGTACTTGCTCAACAAGGATGTCAACTTCATCCGCGAGGCGTACCCAAACCCTAACGTTTCTGGAGTGCCCAAGCACTACGCTATCTTTGGCCCTCGCTCCGACAACGTTACCGAGTTGACATTCATCCTCGGGCCGACGCCTAGTGCTGCGTTGACCGCAGAACTGCACTATTACTACTACCCGGAGTCAATCGTTACCGCTGGCACGTCATGGCTTGGCGATAACTTCGACTCTGCTTTGCTGAACGCGGCGCTTGTTGAAGCCATCCGGTTCATGAAGGGCGAAGACGATCTGGTAGCGCTATACGAGAAGCTGTACGTGCAGGCGATCACTCTGCTGAAGAATTTGGGCGATGGCAAGCAGCGTATGGATGCGTACCGTGATGGCCAAGTACGGTTGGCAGTTAACTGATGAGCATCGTTCAAACCCAGACAACCAGCTTCAAGAAGGAGCTTTACTTGGGCACCCACGACCTAACCGTGGATGTGCTTAAGATTGCTCTGTACGACGCGAACGCTGATTTGAACGCGAATACGACTGTCTATACGACTGACCACGAGATAACGGGTACCGGGTATTCTGCTGGCGGCAAAGTACTTACTGGCGTTACAGTAAGTTCGTCTGGCTATACGGCCTACGTTGATTTTGCTAATGTAGAGTGGAATCCGGGTACCTTTACTGCGCGATGTGCGCTAATCTACAACGCAAGCAAGGGCAACAAGTCTATTGCAGTGTTGGACTTTGGGTCAGACAAGACCTCTGTAAACACTTTCACCATCGTCATGCCGGTCAACGACGCCAATAGTGCCTTGATCCGGTCTTCTAACTAGGAGCATCAAATGAGCATCGAAAAGGCTAAGGCCGTTGATACCGTGGGCGGTGGGCTGATTGCCAACACCGGATCGTCCGAAGGCGCAAAGGCCACGGGCAAGTACACCGTTGAGTGCTACGACAAGGATGGCAACCTCAAGTGGGTTGCAGAGACGCCCAACCTCGTGGTCAACGTCGGTCTTCAGTACATGGCCGGTTCTGCCCTGACCTCAACTTCTCAGATCACCACTTGGTATCTGGGTCTGTACGGGGCGGCTTCCTCTAACAACCCCGCTGCGGGTGATACCATGGCCTCTCACGGCGGGTGGACGGAAGTGACGGACTACAGCCAGTCTGCTCGCCCCACTGCTACGTTTGCTGCTGCGACGAACGCCAACCCTTCTGTGGTGACCAACACCGCAAGCAAGGCTGTGTTCAGCATCAATGCTACGACTACTGTTGGTGGTGCGTTCTTGACGAGCAACGACACCAAGGGTGGTTCGACTGGTACGCTGTTCTCGGCGGCTGACTTCCAAGCCCCCGGTGATCGTAGCGTGGTCAACGGCGATACGCTGAACGTTACTTACACCTTCAGCCTCTCCGCTTGAGGATGAGTAATGCCTCTCGTCCTCGCCGACAGAGTACAGGAAACCACTACAACCACCGGCACGGGTACTGTTACTCTGGCCGGTGCTGTTACTGGGTTCCAGAGTTTTGCCGTCGTCGGTAACGGCAATACTACGTACTACACAATAGCCCACTCCACGCTTGCGGAGTGGGAAGTCGGTATTGGTACGTACACATCGAGCGGTACTACGCTTAGTCGTACCACTATCCTAGCGTCCAGTAACAGCGGAAGCGCTGTTAACTTTAGCGCGGGTACAAAGAACGTGTTCGTTACCTACCCGGCGTCCTTGGTAACCACGACGAATAGCAAGATTGTTGCTATGTCTATCGCCTATGGGGGGTCTTAAATGGCTGCGCCAAACATCGTCAATGTTTCGGCAATGTATGGGAAGACCGCCGTGTTGGTGGTCACCACGTCTGCTACTGCCATTGTGACCAACTCTGCGGCTAGCGGTAAGGTGCTCAAGGTTAATGCGCTGTACGTTGCAAACGTAGACGGAACAAATAATGCCTCTGTTGACATCGACATATTCCGTTCAAGTACGGCCTATCGTATTGCGTACACTGTCGTTGTGCCAGCAGATGCTACCTTGGACGTTATTAACAAGCCTTTGTATTTGGAGGAAGGAGATTCCCTTCGTTTGACAGCGAATGCAGCTAATGATTTAGAAGCTGTTTGCTCTTACGAGGAGATTTCTTAATGAATCGCGGTAATGCAGGCGTTATCGGCACTTTAGTTACGCCTTCTTCTACCGTTGCCACAGGCGTATTTAGCCTCAACCAATTACAAGTCGCCGTAAAAGCTGCTGCATGGCCCTTTCTGGGCGATCCGTTTTTCAATTACGTAACCCTGTTGCTGCCCGGAAACGGCACGAACGGGGCGCAGAACAACACGTTCCTCGACAGCAGCACCAACAACTTCACGATCACCCGCAACGGCAACACGACGCAGGGTACGCTCAGCCCGTATGGGAATAATTGGTCGAACTACTTTGATGGGACTGGAGATTCGCTTACTTTTACTGGGGCAGCGGGGCCCGAAGGTACACAAGATTTTACTGTAGAGATGTATGTGTACATAACCACAATGGGAGGAAATTTTCCAAGGTTATTTGAAAGTTCTACTACTGGTGCTTTGCAACTATATTTGGCTAGCGGAGTTTTGACCTACGGCCAATTCGGGTCTCCAGAAATACTATCGTTCAATATAAGTTCTTTGACAAATCAATGGGTGCATATTTGCGTAACAAGGTCTGGATCAGCCGTACGGATATTTATAAACGGCGTGTTACGGGCGTACACCGCTAGCGGCGGTACAAATTTTGCTGCGTCAACTTCTTGGAAAACATCCAACGAAGGCGGTGGTATTGTAGGGTATATGTCGAACTTACGAGTAGTTCGTGGTTCAGTTGTTGCTGCGTATTCTACGTCGGTTACTACAACTGGAACTACTGTGTTTACTCCCCCTACGACCCCTCTTACAGCCATCGCCAACACATCGCTGCTGACTTGCCAGTCCAACCGCTTCATCGACGCATCGACCAACAACTTCCCCATCACGCGCGGCGGCGATGTGAGCGTCCAACGCTTCAGCCCGTTCAATCCGACTGCGCCCTATGCCGCAGGCACTGATGGCGGAAGTGGGTACTTTGACGGCACTGGGGATTCAGTACGAGTAACTTCTACAGCTTCGGCTTTTGATATTACCGGCGATTTTACTGTAGAGTGTTGGTGCTACGCTACTTCGGCTTCAGTTATAGCAGATATTTTTGGGGTCGAAGAAAACACTACTGGCTTTGCTGCGGTTCAAGCACAACTAAACACTAATCGAACCGTAGCGTTAAATGTAAGCACTACTGGTTCGGCATGGGCTATTGCTTCTAACAGCACTGCTACTGTTGCATTAAATACGTGGACCCATGTAGCGGTTGTCCGTTCGGGAAGTTCAGTCGTGCTGTACTTGAACGGTGTGTCCGCCGTAACAGGTACGGTAGGTGGTAGTCTGTATAACGCAGGGGCTTTCACAATTGTAGGTGGCCGCAATGCCGCGGGTTACTTTACTGGCTATATTTCTAATTTTCGATTTGTAAATGGGACCGCTGTATACACAACGGCATTTACTCCCCCCACTGCCCCCGTCGCGGCAATTACCAACACCTCTCTCCTGTTGGATTTCACCAACGCAGGCATCATCGATAACGCCGAGATGAACAACCTAGAAACGGTTGGCAACGCGCAGATCAGCACCGCGCAGTCGAAATTCGGTGGTGGGTCGATGTTGTTTGATGGGAACGGTGATGGCCTGTTTGTCCCTCCATCACAAAATCCTAATTTTGGCTCAGGAAACTTTACAATTGAACTTTGGATTTACTATAACTCATTGACTGGTGCTCAAACGATTATCTCAAATGGATATACGACCCCGGTAACTAACGGTTGGTTGGTTCAGACTGGAACCGGAGATGGCAAGTTTAATTTCTATAAACAAACCTCGCCTACTACTGTTGTTTTGGTCGTGGCTGATGGTGGGTCAGCTATGAGTGCGGGAGTTTGGTATCACATGGCAATTGTGCGTAATGGCACAACTACCACCATATATAGAAATGGCACATCTGTTGGTTCGGCTACTGACACGACCACATATACGGCAACTGCTGCTAATTTTTATGTCGGCGGCGGTACTAGCACAGGTTTTAACGGTGGATTTTTCAACGGCTACATCGACGACCTCCGCATCACTCGTGGCGTTGCTCGATACACCGCCAACTTCACGCCGCCCATAACACCATTCCCAACTGCATAACACTCTGTAGCCATGCTGGGCACTAATCCGTTTGCTGCGGCAGCGTTCTCAGCATTAGCATCATCTACCCCTACCCCAGTAACGGTAGAGGAAGATGGAAGCCTCTTTGGCTTCGGCCCTCTGGCTGGAGATGCGTACGCAGGTAGCCCCGCCACGGGTGGTGGTGGCAACACCTACGAAAGCGCTGTATCTGAGTCCGCTACTAGCGCGGACACAGTTGCCGCCGCAAGCACGTTCAATTCTGCTTGCGAAGACGATCTTCTCATTGAAGACGTTTGCGCTAGCAACCTAACCGTAAGCCCGTCCGTAGCCGAGACGGCTACCGGAGCCGACACGGTTGCGGCTGAGACTTCCAAGGACGCCGCAGTATCGGAGTCTGCGACGGGCTCTGATGCAGTTGCGGCTGATGCGACGTTTGGTTCTGCGGTTGCTGAGACGGCTACCGGCGCTGATGTTGTCGCGGCGGATCGCACCACCGACGCTGCCGTAGCTGAGACGGCCACTGGTGCAGACACAGTATCTGCTGAGCGCACCACTGATGCCGCTGTTTCGGAGACGGCCACTGGCGCTGATGCGGTAGTCGCTGGCCTGTCTCTTGATTCGTCCGTGAGCGAAACCGCTACAGGCGCGGATTCTGTTAGTTCCGATATTTCGCAGGAAGCCGCAGTTAGCGAGACTGCTTCCGGTGCCGATACCGTAGCAACTAATGCTACGTTCGGAGCGCTCACTAGCGAAACACTGATTGGTGCAGACCTCGTAACGGCTGATGCAGCGTTTGCTCCTGCGGTTAGCGAAACGGCCACTGGCTCCGATAGTGTCGCGGCTGATGCAGCCTTTGCGCCTTCCGTCTCAGAGACCGCCACCGCTGCCGACTCGATAGAGGCTGACAAGTTCAGCGCTTTGGACGCAGTTGTACCCGAAACTGCTACGGGCACTGACACGGTATCCGCCCAAGCCAACCTCAATGCAGCGGTAAGCGAGGCTGCTACTGGGGCCGACGCAGTAGTTGCTGATGTTGAAGTCTATGCGGCTGTAAACGAAACGGCTACGGGCTCCGACGCAGTAGTGGCGGGGCTTTCGCTCGATGCTGCGGTTGCCGAAGCTGCTGCCGGTGCAGACACTGTTGCGGCTGACCTTACGCTTGATGCTGCGGTTGCAGAGACTGCCACTGGCGCGGATGCTGTAGCGGCTGACGTTACGCTGCAAGCGTTCTTGAGCGAGACGCTTCTCCTTGAAGATGTTGC